GATCCCTATGTAACCCCTACCAACAATGGTCGCAATACAGTCGCGCCACTTGCTAACTTTCTTATTCATATCTTTGTGCCCTTGCTCGACAATGAGGGCAACCTAAACGGAATTGAGGAAATGTTAGTTGCAGTCTTTAATAAACTAGCTGCTTCCTCGATCGTCTATAATGTGGGAAATGTGAGCGCGCCTGGCGAACTCAATTCTACATCGGGCGATCTACTGACTTGCTCCCTGCAAGTCTCAGTCCTAACGAGTTGGAGTTAAATATGACCATCACTGAATGGGAAAAAGAAAACGAAGCGTTCCTGATCAAGATCGGTCAGATCGCTCCAGCAGCACCTAAACCAGCAACCAAGAAAGATGAGGAATAAACCAAATGGCAGTATATCTAAGCAATGGTGTGGTTCTAACTGTTAACGCGGTTGACCTCTCAACACTAGTTTCATCAGTAACTATCAACCGTTCATTCGATGAACTAGAAGTTACAGCAATGGGAGACTCAGGACATAAGTTCGTTAAAGGTCTTGAAGCATCTACTATCACTATCGACTTCTTTAATGATGAGGCATCATCTAAGACCCTACAGACACTTCAGGCTGTATGGGGAACAAGCACAACCGTAACCGTGAAGCAGACTTCAGCGACAGTATCAGCGACTAACCCGCTATACACAATGTCTTGCTTGGTCAATAACACAACACCTATCAACGGTGCAGTTGGAGATATCTCTACTCAGTCAGTAACCTGGACTGTTAACGGAACTATCGCTGTAACAACAGCGCCATAATTAACTAACTAAGGGGCACAGTATGGCAAAACTAAAGGTAACTAGGGCAGATGGCAGCGTTAACGAGTACCAGATCACACCAGCGATCGAGTACGCCTTCGAGCAATATGCAAAGAAGGGCTTTCATAAAGCCTTTAGAGATGATGAAAAGCAGAGCGATGTTTATTGGCTTTGCTGGGAGTCTATTCGTCGGTCGGGTGAAACCGTTAAACCCTTCGGAGAGTCATTCCTCGAAACATTGGCGCGAGTCGAGGTTCTCGATGATGACCCTTTGGAGTAACGCGGGAGTCCTTCACCTATCTCGTTGCTCGCTTGAGCATTGAGACAGGACTCTCGCCCCAAACTTTAATAGCACTAGATCACACTATGTTTAAGACTTTATTACAAGCCTTAAACGACAGAGCAAAGGAGCAAGCGGATGCCAACAGAAGTAAAAGGCGCAGATAAACTCCGCAAAGCCCTAAAACAATATGAGCCTGATCTAGCAAAATCTACAACCAAAGAACTGGGCAACTTGCTAAAGCCGATCGCGGCTAAGGCTCGCGGCTACATGCCATCCGAGTCTCCACTTAGCGGATGGGCAGCTCGATCTTTTAACGAAGGACGCTTTCCAACCTATAACCCAACTATTGCCAAGCGCGGTATTGCATACAAGACTTCACCGAGCCGACCTAATAGTCGTGGATGGCGTTCCCTTGTATCCATTCTCAACAAGTCTGCTGCTGGTGCTATCTATGAAACCGCAGGGCGCAAGAACCCTGGCGGTAACTTTTCACCTCGATTAGGTGGCGATCTCAAAGGTACAGGCAAGATGGAAGGTCGCGGCATCTTTCGAGCTTGGAATGAGGATCAGGGCAGAACTCAGGGCGCTGTCATCAAAGCCCTAGAGGGCGCAGCAGCTAAGTTCAACGCTAAGACAGGCAGATATAACTGATGGCAACTAATGTAAAAGTAGATATTGCGGCAGAGTTCGTAGGCAAGAAAGCCTTTAACGATGCCGTCAAATCAACTATCGGACTTAATTCCCAGGTTAAGACACTTGCTAAATCCTATGTAGGTTTATTTACCGTTCAGAGATTAGGTCGCGCTGGCTTCAACGCAGCTAAAGCCTTTGCTCAAGACGATAAGGCTGCCAGAGTATTAACTCAGTCATTAGATAACTTAGGTTTAGCCTTTGCGGATCCATCGGTTAAGAACTTTATCGCGGATCTAGAAAAGCAATTTGGCGTTCTTGATGACCAGTTGAGACCTGCGTTTCAGAGGTTGTTGACCACTACGGGATCAGTTACCGAAGCTCAGTCATTACTTAAAACAGCGCTCGATCTTTCTGCCGCAAGCGGGGCAGATGTTGTATCGGTGGCTGGTGATCTTTCCAAGGGTTATGTAGGGCAGACACGCGCACTGGCTAAATACGGTATCGGGTTAACCCAGGCTGAACTAAAGGCTATGTCCTTTGAGGAAGTCCAGACAAGAATTGACGATCTATTTGGCGGTCAGGCTACGGTCGCTGTCGATACTTATGCTGGCGCAATGCAGCGTTTGGCGGTTGCATCCAACAACGCTAAAGAGATTATCGGCGGTGGATTACTTGATGCGCTTGCAGCCCTTGGTGGCGGCGGTGAAGGCGGACTAACTAACACTCTAAACCTTATCGAAAAGACTTCGACAGCCCTAGCGACTTTCGTGCGCAAGTTTGGAGTTGGTTTAGGCGTAACTGGCAAAATCCTTACAGGTGATTTTAGTGGCGCTCAAGCATTAGCAACGGCAGAAAAAAACCGTGGCAAAGATATGTCTGGGTTAACTCCTACGATCAAGGCTGAACTAGCCAAGGCTGCGGCTGAGAAAGCATCAGCTAAGAACCGCGCTATTCTAGTTAAAACAACCAAGGAACAAACCAAGGCAATTAAAGAACAAACAGCGCTAACCAAGGCTGGAACCCTGTTCGACATTCAGCAGACTCAAATTATTGCAGCACTAAAGGGTGAGGTATCGGCTGAGGAACGCAAGCGCCTAGAATTACAATTAGCGATCCTCACTGGAAATACAATTGAAGCATCTAAACTCGCTGGCGAAATTGCCAAGGCTCAAGGATTATCACAACAATTAGCTGCTTACCTAGCAAGCGTTCCAGATGCTAAGAACCCATTTACAGCCTGGAAGTCATATCTGGATATGATCGAGTCTCAAGTGGCTCGCATTGCCGCAGGTAATGTGCAAACAGTTCCGACATCGATGGCATCAGGTTATGGCGTAACTGGTACTCAATACTCTCTACCACAAGGATCTCAATTTACTAGCGCCGCTGGCGTAGATGTAACCGTCAATGTTAACGCGGGATCAATAATCGCGCAGGAAAGTCTCAACGATGTAATCCGCGATAGCCTACTCAATGACTCGTTACAAGCTAAGTTTGCTGCCATATTCCGTCAAGGCGGGTCATTCGGCGCATGACTCTACCCGCTCAGATAGCTGTATCCTTCGACTTTACCTCAGGTGCTACCTTTGGGTATCCCTTTACTATCGGCGATGAGAAGTACGGCGTACTAGGAACGGGCACACTGGCATCAACTACAACCCCAGAACCTACGGTTGACCTAACTCCCAATGTTAGACAGATCAGCATTAAACGCGGTCGTAACATTATGCGCGATACATACGAGGCTGGCACTTGCACGGTTCGAGTGATCGATCCAGACGGTGCGTTTAATCCTCAAAATGTTAACTCACCTTACTTTGGCTTCCTAACCCCACTTCGCAAGTTGCGCGTATCGGCAACCGTCGGCGGCGTTGGCTACTTCCTGTTTTCGGGTTATACAACCGAGTATAAATACACCTACCCGCAGGGTCAGGAAATAGGTTATGTGGACATAATCTGCTCCGACGCTTTTAGACTCATGCAACAGGCTGGGATCACAACCGTAGCTGATGCCACGGCTGGGCAAGATACGGGAACTCGTATTAACCGCATCCTGTCTCAGGTGCAGTTCCCTAATTCCATGCGTACGATCGATACGGGAAACACGACCTGTGTGGTCGATCCGTCAACCTCTCGCACAGCCTTGGATGCGTTAAAGAACGCTGAATTTAGCGAGCAGGGCGCTTTCTTTATTAACTCTGAGGGAACCGCAATATTCCTAAACCGCAATAATGTAATCAAGAAGTATGGGGAAACTCCGATCGAGTTTAACCAGACTAGCGGCATCCCGTACAGCAACCTTACCTTCGCCTTCGATGATAAGTTGATTATCAACAGCGCTGGCATGACTCGCGTAGGCGGTACTCAGCAGGTATCAGAGGACTCAGCCTCGATCGCCAAATACTTTCCTCACCAGCTAAACGAGAATAACCTGGTCGCGCAGACAGATGCTGATACCTTAAACATTGCCAAGATCTATGTGGCAACTCGTAAAGAGACCACGATCCGCATAGATGCGATGACGGTTGATCTACTAGATCCCGCTGTTCCCACTGCAACTATCCTGGCGCTCGATTACTTCTCAAACCTAAAGATTACAAATGTTCAGCCAGATGGCTCAACCATCGTTAAAACTTTACAAACGCAGGGTCTCTCATGGAACATATCGCCAAATGCTATGAGCTGCACAGTAACAACTCTCGAACCGATCGTTGAAGGGTTCATCATCGGATCAGCAATATCAGGTATAATCGGCACTAACATCATGGCGTATTAGGAGAATATAAATGGCAACAGGCTTTCCCTCAGCAACTGGAGATGTTCTCTCCGCCGCTATGTATAACGGTTTAGTGACTTTCACGCTAAACGATCAGACAGGCACTACTTACACACCTGTCCTTACCGACCAGTATCAGGTGCTAGTCACCCGATCTAACGCTGGCGCTTCAACCATGACGATCCCTACAAACGCAAGCGTAGCCTTTCCAGTCGGCACAGTAATCACAGTTCTAAACAAAGGCGCAGGAGCGGTAACGATCTCTGGCGCAGTTGGTGTAACCGTTCTATCTGCTGGAGCAACAGCAGCAAGCCCAGTCCTAAACCAATACAAGTCATGCGCACTAATCCAGACCTCAGCAAATAACTGGTATGTGGTGGGGGCTATTGCCTAATGCTTAATAATACGGTCGCTCTACTAGGGGGCGAAACCCCTGCGGTGGGCGATTACGAGTCTATTCAGACGGTAACAGTTGGGGCAGGTGGTTCATCGTCTATTGCCTTTACTTCTATTCCTAGCACCTATAAGCACTTGCAGATCAGAGTCTCTGCGCTTACGGCTGCAAGTGGCAAGGTTATGGTTGCAAGGTTTAACTCAGACACTACCGCTTCTTATACTTGGCACTTTCTTAATGGGCAAGGAACGACCGCTTCTGCTGGTAACGCGACAGGTAACACCTACGCTCGCTTCTTTGGACAAAACATCGGAACAAATACGACAAACCCTTCTGTGTCTATCATAGACATTTTAGACTACACGAACACCAATAAGAATAAAACTGTAAGAGCGTTAAGCGGTAGTGATAACAATGGAAGCGGTGAAGTGGCTTTAGAGTCGAGTCTCTGGATCAAGACTAACGCGATCAGCGCGGTAACTATTTTACTTACAGATAGTTCAAACTTCTCGCAATACTCATCCTTCGCGCTTTATGGGGTCAAATAATGGCTAAAACTTATGAACCGATAGCGACTACAACACTTGGCAGTTCTGCTGCTTCTTACACTTTCACGAGTATCAGCGGAACTTACACAGACTTGGTATTAGTATTTAATGGATCGTCAAACGCCGCAGGAAACCTAGCATTGCAATTTAACTCCGACACAGGCAGCAATTACTCAGCCACCATTCTTTACGGTGACGGTTCTACGGCTGGCTCTGGCAGAGTTACTAGCCAGTCAAATGCCAATATTGCTGGAACTAATACATCGAATAACACAGCAATAATTTCAATTATGAATTACTCAAACAGCACCACCTATAAGACAGCCTTAGGGCGTGGAATGCGTACAGGAGACCAAGTGGTGGCAAAAGTTGCGCTATGGCGTTCAACTGCCGCTATCACTAGCGTTACCGTATTGCCTATTGACGGCGCATCTACTTGGTCATCTGGCTCAACCTTTACCCTATACGGAATTAAGG